ATTTGAAGTATAGAATAATAATTTGAAGTATAGAATAATAATTTGAAGTATAGAATAATAATTTGAAGTATAGAATAATAATTTGAAGTATAGAATAATAATTTGAAGTATAGAATAATAATTTGAAAATCAATGAATGAGATTTGAGATTCTGATTTCAACAATGAATGAGATTTGAGATTCTGATTTCAACAATGAATGAGATTTGAGATTCTGATTTCAACAATGAATGAGATTTGAGATTCTGATTTCAACAATGAATGAGATTTGAGATTCTGATTTCAACAATGAATGAGATTTGAGATTCTGATTTCAACAATGAATGAGATTTGAGATTCTGATTTCAACAATGAATGATTTGAGATTCTGATTTCAACAATGAATGAGATTTGAGATTCTGATTTCAACAATGAATGAGATTTGAGATTCTGATTTCAACAATGAATGATTTGAGATTCTGATTTCAACAATGAATGATTTGAGATTCTGATTTCAACAATGAATGAGATTTGAGATTCTGATTTCAACAATGAATGATTTGAGATTGGAGTTTCAAACAATAATACAACTTGATTTGTTTGTGTTGTTAATATTTCTGATTTAACTTGTATTCTCAAATATATTTCATCATCAAATATATTTGAAGTATAGAATAATAATCTGAAAATCAATGAATGAGATTTGAGATTCTGATTTCAACAATGAATGAGATTTGAGATTCTGATTTCAACAATGAATGAGATTTGAGATTCTGATTTCAACAATGAATGAGATTTGAGTTTCTAATTTCAACAATGAATGAGATTTGAGTTTCTAATTTCAACAATGATACAAATTTTTGTTTGTGTTGTTAATATTTCTGATTTAACTCTCATTCTCAAATATATTCAATAAACAAATCAATTGATAACATTATTCATTTTAGGTTTTGAAACACGAAACAAAACCTCTTTTTTCGAATAACTATGATTAATTATTTCTTTCCAACTCAACAATAATGAATCTGTACCAAAATCAGGTCCGAATGGCATCATATTAAATACTCTCACCTCTGTTCTTGAAAAAACAATCAATTCAACAACAAACGTAGGTAGAAAGAAATCTTCCTCATGTAAAACAAAGAATTTTAAAACGTAATCCAATTTATTATATCGATCATTATAATCTTCAATTGAGATATCATGATTCAACCCTGAAATAGCGATCAAACGACGATTCAAAACAAAACAACGAAAAACATCAGATGGATCTACATTTACATTGAATAAACCAAGTATACCTGATTTATCAACATCACACTTGATGTCACTATCTTTTAACACTGATTGAAATTCATCAATGTCAGATATTCTATGATTAACAATGAAATTTGACGTTCGAAAGAAACATGGAAACATATCTTCGAATATTAATTGAATATTTTCTGATGATGTATCATGAATTTTAAATATACTAATTGGAATGATTGAAATATCACTAAAAGTTAGTTTTGAATACCAAATTTCAAAAGAAAATAAAGAAAACATATCATTTTTTAGTTTTTCCATTGAATATGTCTTTTTGTCGAACCACAATCCACCATCTATTGTTCTTTGGAGTTCAATTGATTTTGAAAAGATGTTGGGATCTGATTGTTGTAACAATCTTATAAAATAAGAAGGAACAAAGAAAATCTTTCCATAATCATAAATAAGATTGATATCAAACGAAGGAAACATCTTGATTATTTATTGATGTTACCTTAGTTTTTGTTCAATCATTTGAACCTTATTTTGAAAAACAACGAAAAATTTAAGTATAAATTGACAATATTGTCAATTTATATGACACAATTAAAGTTCTAACAACTAAAATTTTTTATAAATCTCATATTAATTTTAAAATTCTTATATGTTGGAATTTTAATAGATTCATATTCTTCATATTTTACTTCAATGTTATTTAGATGTAATATTTCTTGATATAACATTGAATTTTTATTTTTATTCTTTTTTTCTTCTTTCATTATTAATATCCCTAGTTCTTTTTCTACATCTGATGAATCTAATAAATAAAATAAAACAGAAAAAAATATTTGACTATATTTGATCGAAGTCAACAATGAATATAAAAGTTTGACAATGTTTGTCAATGATATATTTGACTCTAACAATCTTTGAATCAATGAAACAATCGAATCATTTTTGCTACATAGAAGTAAATGTTTATTTGATGATATCCTAAATATTTTCTTTATTCTTTCTCTATCAAATCTATGAAGAAAAACATATTCTATCCATAATTCGATTAAATCTTTATTGTTTATTATTTGTTTCACTGCATGTATTTGGGATAGATCTAGATTTTTATTCAAAATATCTAACATTCGATGAATAACAGATGTAGTACAAAGAGAAACTATTGTTTCACTTAGAGATAGAAAAATCTTTGTGTTTCGAAGTAAATATCGAACACAAAGAAGATTATTTATTGATTCATATGTGGATAAACAATATTTATCAAAGTTATTATGTTTTACTATTTCTCGTAGTAACAAATATGTGTCAATTGGATAACCTGAAAATAACTCATTAATTTGATGAATTAAAATCTTATCATTGTTCATTAGGAATGTACAATGAAAATTGGGTTGAATTAAAATTGGGAGATGTGAATTAGTAAATAGTGTTTTATTTTCTATTTTGATTGAATCTGATGTAATTATTTGTATTGAGTGATTCTTATCGCAATCTAAAAAATCTGGGATTTGTAAAATATCATCTTCATTTGTTCTGACTAACATTTTAAGATTTAAGATTTAAGATTTAAGATTTAAAATACATTGATTGTTTATATGTTGAATATATTTGGGAACACAAGTTAAATTATGAATATTAATCACACAAACAAATATTTATATTATTTGATAAAACTTACATCTCAAATCTTACTCATTGATTAATTTTTAAATTATTATTCTACGCTTCAAATATATTTGAAAATACAAGTTAAATCAAAAATATTAACAACACAAACAAATCAAGTTGTATCACTATTACAAAATCAAAATCTTAAATATCAAATCTTAACACATAAATTTCAAATTTCATTCATTATCAAAATATTCTTGTTTCATATAATATTATATGAAACACAAAATTTAAAAATTACTTCTGATAACCATATTTTGCATTGAGTCTCCCAAATACTACAGAGAAATCAATGAACGATGGAATTTTAGCTTTTGAATACGGGATGATTTCTGTGTTCATAAGTTGACTTGCTGAAAATCCATCATATCCATATGAGAATTGAATAATGTTCCCATAAGCATCACAGACAGATCCATCATGATTTACTTTGACATCTTCAAATATTTTTGCCATTTTCTTATGTTGTGAACCAGTTTCAGCAGTTCCCACAGCGGTATCAACAAGACCCTCACGTCCAGCCATTGCTGCAAAGAAAGCCTCGGCTGGTGACAAACCACTTTGGAATGACCTTGTACAAAAACCCCTTGATGCAGGATCAGAGTCATCAGCAAAATAAGGTAAACAACGAGTTCCTTGAGATAAAGTAGGATCAATTCTCTTGGATTGAACCAACATTTGTCCTAAAAATGTAGTAATCTGCGTTAAGTTTAATTCTGTTCCTTTGGCACCACTTTTTGACATCAATAACAATGAATTGCTCATTGGAATCTTTTCTTTTGCAAGTTTACCAACAGTATCTCTAGCACCATTCAATTCATTTCTTATTCTTTGTTCACGAAGTTCATCTTCGATACTATCACCTATTTTTGTTCCTTGTGCTTCAGCAAATGCCTTAGCAAGTGCAATTGATTCAAACATTTTATCTGAAACTTCTTTACCAGCACTTCCTCCAATAATACAATCACCAAGTCCAACACTAAAACCTCGGAATGTCAAGAAAAACTCAGTTACACGGGTTACATCAGTTAAAAATTCAACTGCTCTTTCATTACCATATTCAGCATGAATAACTTGAATGATAGATCGATGTGCGGATCCAATGTGATCTTTTGTTATTGCTCCAGTCAACAAAACTCCATTTACAATTCGAACCGTATCCTTTCCACTTCCTTTTTGATAAAAGAAATCAGCAGGTAAAAACGAACTGAATAAAGCCTTTCCACTCCAATACATCAATCCATTTCTTTCAATAGCTGTGTAACCATGATTCTCAAGTCTTTTGAATAAAGTTTCTTTTCCATCTGTTGCAATGACCATATCCAAACAAGCAAAGAAATCAGATTCTTCAATTGTTGTATCTCTCATTTCGATTTGATATTTAATACTTCCATCTGGATTATACTGTGGTGAACCATCAGGATTAAATAGAGGTATGCGATGTTCGAATTTCGAAGTCATAATGAAAGCTCCTGTTACTGAATCTAAAACAGCACCAACGGTAGGTTTGTTCTGTGATCCCGACATCATACAATTAACTGCACTTGCCACATCTCTTGTTTCCAAAATAGCTTCAGGTAACTGAGTAGCATGAATATTTCCTTCATCACCATCAAAATCAGCATTGTGTGGTGCTGCTACTGGTAAAGGCATACCAATAGATTTATCATCAGTTTGAATAACCTCTTCTCCCATCATACTATATTTGTGAAGTGAAGGTTGACGATTGAACAAGACATAATCTCCGTTCTGCTGATGTCGATTTACTTTGTCACCAATGTTCAATTTGATTAAATTTCTATTTTTATCTGTAATAAGAATCGTGGCACCCTTGTTTGGTCCGCTGCCTGGTGTAACCCAATTTACTTTATTTTCTTTAATTAATCTTTGTAAATATCTTCGATTATGTGCTTGAACATAAACAGGCACCGTCAAATATGATCCAAAGATTTTAGGTATACTAATTTGTCCAAATCTTAATGAGGGATTTGGGGATAAGACAGTTCTTGCTGTCCAATTACATCTTTTACCTTGAATCATATCATTAATAATACCATCTTTACCAGTAATCCGAGTTTTGATACTTCTCTGATTACCAGAAAAACTCGAGTTTTTATCATCACTCGTGCTTACTAATTGCTCGAATAGCTCAAATAATCTCTTTGTTTTATCCCTTTTTTCAGATTCACTGATATTTCTTGAAGCAAGCTCATTATTCACTTTAACAATGTTAATGTACATCTTTGTCATGTCGTTCTCTTCATAAATACCATTGTGAGGTACTTGAGGTCGAGCACAAGGAGGCACAACAGGCATTGATCGAAGAATCAAACGTCTTGGGTGTGCTCCATTGGCAAATCCCATTAATTCAGCGTGTTCATTAGGAATCGAATCAAGAATAGCAGCTACTTTTTCAATGTCCATTGTTCCAATGGGACCCGAAGAACCTCGGTCTTGAACCTGATATTTAATCTCTTTCGAAACCTTAATTTGTTGGGGTAAATATCGTCTATTTGGTTGACAAGGGGTTACATTTGGTGCTCTTGACTTCGAATTACTACATGAGAGATTCTTTGATTCTTTTTCAATTTCTTCGAGTCTTTTCTTTCCTCTGCATTTCATAATATTTGGATTGTTACGTATATCGTTTTCTGGTAACAAAAGTTCACCACAACTATTACAAACACATGTTAATACTTTGACAATAACTTCAATGAACATTGGATGATAAATCATTGTATTCAAAACAATGCGACCATAATGTCCAGGACAATCTTTCAAAGTTTTACTACAAGTAAAACATCTTTTGTCGTCTTGTGATGTTCCCATGCGTGGATCATTAACACTATCTGTACCTGATGTACTTGGGTTTGTTACATTAACAACTGAATTTCTTGCGAGTTCAACGTCATCAAATAAAACAAGTGTATAACGATCAACAACTAAAGTTGGTACTTTTTCACTGGTTTGATTAAAATATGAATCGAGTCCCTCTTCTTTCTTTTCTTCAATTAAATTTCTTGAATTAATCATACATGATACCACACCTTGTTCAGGTGATTCTCTCTGAATGTGTCTTTGTGTGCGTCCAGCACCAGTTCGATTTATTCCTATCATATTTTATTCAAAGTATATAATCTTTGTTTTGTTATTTTATTGAAGTCGTTTATGTAACTAAAGATCATTTTTTGTTTTGTTTCTTAATTAAGAAACAAAATTGAGTTTCTGTTTATTTTTAATACAATAAATGGGTCCAAGTGTTAGTGTTCAAAAGAATCGCGTTGAAATTGCACAGAGCATCAAAAACGAAATCAATCAATCTTATTCAGCTTCTTGTCAAGCTAATTGTTTTCAGGCTATTGAAGATCTTAATATTACATTATTAAATGCTAATATAGGAGGAGACATAAGTATAGTACAGGCGTGCGAGGCAAATGCTTCGTGCGCCATGATTTCAGTTTTAGATTCTCAAGTTACTAGTGTCATCGAAGCAATAACGAAACAAGCAAATAAAGATAGTGGTGGAGGATTACCAAGTTTATTAAGTGTTAAAAATCAAGATAATGCAAGTTCAATACGAGGAGAAATATTAAATAGAATTAATCAAACTGCTGAACAGTCTTGTGTTTCGAATGCAAATCAAGTTATATCTGGAACTACCATTTTAGCTCAGAATAGTAATATTGGTGGTTCTATTCGAATCGAACAAAAGGCATCATCTGTTGCAAATTGTGTCATGAGTAACACTGTTAAATCATTGGCAGCAAGTAAAGCCAGGGCAACTGCAGATCAAACAAATTCTATAACGTCTATTTTTGGGCCAATTTTACTTATAATATTTGTCGTTATAATCGGTGGTGGTGCATTTGCTGCATTTAGGATGTTATCAAAGAAAAAAAGATAATTATCATGTGATCAATTTGATATTTAGATCTAAATATCAAATTAAATATCACTCATTGATTTTCCTATTTTTCATTTCCTATTTGTATCAAAGAACAGAAATATGCGTGAGGTTCAACTAGATGATATGATTGAATTTTACCCTGAACCATCTGATCCATTGTTTCAACAAAAAATAGGAGCCAAAAGAGAGTTCATTGATTATGCAGCACAAGCAAGTGAAATGATCCCACCAAGGGGAGAAGGATTTACACATCAAACTTGGATTTCAAGAATACTCAAAGCAACTGATAGAATATTACTTGATCATGAAGTTGGTAGTGGTAAAACTTGTACATATGTCCAATTCTGTGAGAGAGTCAAGAATGAATATTTAAATTCAGAAGAAGAAACAATAAAAAAGAAGTTTCTTGTTATTTTACCTAACACAACACTTGAGAGAGAATTTAGGAACGAACTTATTTGTAAATGTACGAAGAACGATGAATATGAAAATGTACTTGTCGGAACAGAATCAAGTGAAATATCAAGACGAAATGCTATTAATTCAAAAATAAGGGAATACTACGATATTCGAACTCGTCAAACATTTGCAAATGAACTCAAGACTCTTTCTGATGAACAAATAATTATGAAATACTCTGATACAATTATTTTCTTAGATGAAGCACATGCATTTCGAAATGTATCACTGAGTAACGAAGAGATGAATCCCGATATTTATTCGATTTATTTTAGGTTTTTTCATTTGATTCAGAGATCAATCATCATTTTTGCAACAGCGACACCTATGATTGATTCTGCTAATGAATTCATACCCATATTAAATCTTTTACTTCCATTGTTCAAACAAATACCTTCAAATATGAAATTTGAAGAAATGAATCTACAAACACTTGAACCATATTTTAGGGGTATCATTAGTTATGTTCGAAGATTAGATAACGGTGTAGATGCTGAGTATCAAGGATTCGAAGTAGGAGATGTAGTATTAGATGAATTTGGAAAAAATATATATGATTCGATGGGTAATATCGTTGAAGCAAAAGCAACCATATATCCCTCTCAGATGTCTGAGTTTCAATCCAATGTATATCGAAGGATTCTCGAAGATAGCAAAACAAAGAGAGATCATATTCATTTGAATGAACAATATTCTTCAAACTTTGTTTTTCCCGATGGTAGTATAGGAAGAGAGGGACTTGCAAAATATACAACTTCTGTCAAAGGTAAATTAAGACCCACACCTGAACTCTCATATCATTTGACTTCATTAAATCGACTCTCAAAACTATCAATTAAATTTGCAAATATCATTGATATTATTGAAAATACACCAGGTATAAGTTTTTGTTATAATGAATACATCGACGCTGGTGCTGAATTGTTAGCGATGTGTCTCGAATCATTTGGATATGAGCGTTTCGAAGAAACTATCAGTGTGTTTGCAAGTGAAGATAGTAAAGAACTCAAATCTTATTGTAGTTCGACTTCACGAAAGATGAGATCTGATTTTACAAAGAAAAAGAGATACGCTGTGTTATCAGGTGATACGAGAGAAACAGATCAGAGTATCATACTTGAATGTTTGAACAGCGAAGAAAACATACACGGTGAATATATTTTATGTTTTATTGTTTCAAGAGCAGGACGTGAAGGAATTAACACAGCAAATTGTATAGCATTTCATGTCGTTAGTTTTCCTTGGACTCCTGGTGCTCTACAACAAGCATTCGGACGAGTCTTTCGTGCAACAAGTCACGAACTACTGATGAAAATAGCTCGACGAAAATACATTGAAGAAGAAAGAAAAAAAGGTTCTTCATTTATCATTGCAAGTGTAGAAAATGTAAGAATAAAAGTTAAAGTATATTTACATTGTTCATATATGGACGATGGATCACCGACAATTGATATTCAACAGGCATTATCAATTAATTTGAAGAAAAGAGAAATATCAAAGATAGTTCGTATTATGAAACAATGTTCTGTTGATTGTCAAACAAACAGAGATAGAAATGTTCGAGATGGAGACATTGACGGTTCAGAAGAATGTGATTTTGACGTTTGTGATTATGATTGTGTAAATGAGGAACTTGAAGAAATTGACACATCAACATATGATGTGTATTACATTCAAGAAATGATTGATAAGTGTCGTGATGCAATAACAACTTATTTTAGTGAAAAATTCAGTGTCTCAGGTGACGTTCTGTATAAATGGATGAACATGATAAACGAAGATTTTATACCAAAATATGTTGATTTTGCAGTTGAACAATTAGTAACAAATAAAATACCAATAAGAGATAGATTTGGACATAATTGTTATTTAAGATCAGATGGTCACATTTTATTTTTACAGCGAGATTTCCCAATAGTTACTGAATATATGAAACAAGATCACTATGAATTAACCGTATATACTGAAAATCTGAATGTTTATCAACCACTTGAATTGACTGATTATTTATCAATTATAAAAAGAGATATATCTGATATATCTCTTGAATCATTGTTCGAATTAAATCCAAAAGATGCTTATTTCTACAAATATGTTAATGAATTAAGTTTAGATAAAAGAATATGGTTATTGGAGAATTCTATTATTAATTCTGTTGAAGGAAACTCAAATGAACATAGTGAAGGAATACTAACTTATTATTCAAACTTTGTTCATGTTACACATGAACCTTATGAAGAAATAGTAGATTTATCACAGAGAATTATTGAAAAAGAAACAGGTAGAGGACGAAGACCCAATCCAAACACCAAGTTCCGACCAAAGAAACTTAATTTGGCAATGATCGAAGAAAAAAGAATTGAACCAAATGAAAACAATGAAGTTGTTTATCTTCATACTTTATATTTGGATACTGATTCTGTAGATAGTTACGCAATTAACTCAAAGTTTTTCAAAGGAGATACACCAGTGCTGCGAATGTATAAACCAAGTGAACAAGTTGGTTGGAGAGAATGCAAGGATATCGAAAAAATAGTCTATTATCAATTGGTACAACAAAACACAGCTGATCGAATGAAAGTATATGAAGATTATAAAATATATGGCATGATGCTTACAGATGGTAAATTTAAAATTGTTGATCAAACGGTATATGAGGAAAAGGAATCAGTTGTTGATGCTCGAAGAAGAGGAAGAGGAAGGGAATGTGAAACAAGGTTACTTCCATATTTTTACACTTTGATGTGGGAATTAGGTATCGATCCACCTGAAGTCAAAACAAGTGGTTTGAGTAAAAAAGAGTTAATCGATGCTCATTTTCCTGTATTCAGAGAAGTATCAAGGCGTGAGTTAGAAAAACAAAATAGAAAGAAACTTGAATTCACATATTCTTGGATTCAATCGAATTATCAGAGAATTGAAATATGCCGCGTGTTACTTGATTATTTTATTCGAGAAAAGAGGTTGTTTACGATATATAACTTTGATGGAATTGAAAAGAATGAAAGAAATATTCGTTTAGAAGAATTCTTTCGAAAGAAATAAATAAATGAATAATTTTTGATATCTGAATTAATAGATGAATTTGTTTCAACTTGATTTCAAGTTGAAACACAAAATTTATAAGTATCAAAAGAATACATCAAACTTAATTCGATACTTTCAAATGTCGTCGATTGGTTATCTCATCGGGTTTTCAATTTTTATAGTGGTATTAATTGTTGGTTCTTTCATTTATTTTGCAGATAACTTTGTTGAACCTACAGGTACAACCGTTGCTGCAAACGTTGTTTCTGTTCCAGGGACAGGTCAAACTAAATTGGTGTGTCCATTGGGGTTTTGTGCAACCAATATTTATAATGGAGAAAAAAAGTGTGCTGAAAATCTAGAAACATATCAGGAATATAGTCCATCAATTGAAGTATGTTCAAGTGGTAACTATTGTGATAATCCAAGATTGCCTCATGCACAACAAAGTGATCAGAGTACAAGAAGAGATGGTCAATGTCCATCTGGTGTAAATTGTAGATGTTTTTCAAAACAATGGTGTCCTGAGAACTTTGTTTCTATTTTTAAACAAACATCTGGTGATCCTTATACAAATCCTTACGCACAGAGTGATTTTAAAATTGAAACCAAAACATCATATCGTGATAATGTAGGTAGAACCAGAACTGATTATCCATTTCAATTATCCAAGGGAGAAACATGTTCAATTCCAACAAGATTTATACCTTATATTATCGGTGATAACTCAGCAAGTGGTGAACCAATAAATGGAGATGGGAGTATCACAGATTATAACGCTTGGAATCTTTGGTTTTATAATAAAGCCATATCAAATCCATGTACTAGAGGGAGATTAGCAATAGTTACAGTTAATGAACCATTAACATCAGATATCATTGGGGAATTACCGAACCTTGAAATTGCATGTATTATTGCATCTCCAACAGCGTGTCCTGATATTGGTACTCAAAAAAGATTACCTGTTTATGATCCAACGTCACCTGATGGATATATTTGTAGAACTGTTCGCGTTGGATGAATGTGTTTGAATTTGAGATAATTGATCATTGGTTGTTTGAAATTATTATTCTATACTTCAAATATATTTCATTGAAATATATTTGAGAATAATTTAAATCAGAAATATTAACAACACAAACAAATATTTGTATTGATTGTTTGAAATCAGAATTTTAAATCTCATTCTATTGATTGTTTGAAATCAGAAACTTACATCTCATTCATTGATTTGTAAATTATTATTCTATACTTCAAATATATTTCATCTTCAAATATATTTGAGAATAATATAAGTTAAATCAGAAATATTAGCAACACAAACAAATCAAGTTTTATCATTGTTTGAAATCAGAAACTCAAATCTCATTCATTGATTGTTTGAAATCAGAAACTCAAATCTCATTCATTGATTTTCAAATTATTATTCTATACTTCAAATATATTTCATCTTCAAATATATTTGAGAATAATATAAGTTAAATCAGAAATATTAACAACACAAATAAATTAGTTTATATTATTGTTTGAATTCAGAAACTCAAATCTCATTCATTGATTGTTTGAAATCAGAAACTCAAATCTCAAATCTCATTCATTGATTGTTTGAAATCAGAAACTCAAATCTCAAATCTCATTCATTGATTGTTTGAAATCAGAAACTTACATCTCAAATCTCATTCATTGATTGTTTGAAATCAGAAACTTACATCTCAAATCTCATTCATTGATTGTTTGAAATCAGAAACTTACATCTCATTCATTGATTGTCGAATTCAAAAACTCAAATCTCATTCATTGATTGTCGAATTCAAAAACTCAAATCTCAAATCTCATTCATTGATTTTCAAATTATTATTCTATACTTCAAATATATTTCATCTTCAAATATATTTCATCTTCAAATATATTTCATCTTCAAATATATTTGAGAATAATATAAGTTAAATCAGAAATATTAACAATAATATAAATGAGTTTATATTATTGTTTGAAATCAGAAACTTACATCTCATTCATTGATTGTTTGAAATTTGAAACTCAAATCTCATTCATTGATTGTTTGAAATCAGAAACTTACATCTCATTCATTGATTTGATTCCAAATATATCATAAAATATATGTTTAAAAATCAAAGATGTGACGAACTTAAATCTGAAACTAATCCTATTCTTCGACCAAAAAAACTATCAATAATTCGAGTGTTATTAAATTTAACACTATTTGAATATGACATTACTAGCAATGTATCTTCAAATATATCTCCTTGAAAATCACTGTGAGATACGTGTTCGAGATTAATAAATGGATGATACAAAGATTTTACTAAAATTCTATCAGAAAATAAAACATCAATACCTGCAATTAAGTTACCAGAACAAATTACAGATATATCCTCACAACAACGAATAAAAACATGTTTTACTTTTGATTTTATTTCAATTAATGATGATTTAACATTTTCAATAAAATATGATTTTTTCATGTTAGGTTCATCAAATATTATAAATTTATTTGATACATCTTTGATATGTATTAAGTTCTTTTGAGTTTTTGTTACACATGAAACAATTGAATCAATTATTTGATTTGACATTCTTTAATGACGAACGAATGTTTATCTGTTATTTTCTTTATATTATATCAAAAATTATTTTTGATATAATATGTCTCTAATTATCTTTATCTGATCCTGAATAATAAGCAACGTCAGATGGATAATCATTCTCAATCTCTGATGAATTTTTAGGAACATTAATTGATGATAACCTTGTAGGTTCTGATATGAGAGATGAAAATACAAAGATGTTCCTATTGATGTCTTCTTCTGAAATTAAAAATGGGACATTATCAGGGTGTCTTATAAATGTTTTGGAATTTTCAAAGTAATAAAACTTTCTTTGATTTGAATTGATGTGTGGAACATAGAGTTCGTTCCATTTTCCATTGTGATAAAATTCTATTTTCATTGTGTTGTTCTCATATGAAACATATGTTGTTGAAAAATAAGATAAAAATAGATGTTTAATATATGCACATGTGATTGTTAGATATGACAGCATTTGAAAGAATAAAATAAATATTTTTAACATCAGTTATCTCATGATTTAATATTTAGTTTCATCATGTGAATAATTTTTAAATATAGTTCGAACAGAAGAAACCAAGTTTGTTTCAGATGCATCACTCACATCATTTTGATTTACTAACATATTAATTGTCCTTGAATATGATCCAATTTCTCGATATCCATCATAGAAAGATCCACCATTTTGAATCAACAATAAAGGATCTTCGATAACCACAGGTAACTCAGAATCGGGATATAGAATCGAAAAAAGTTGAAGCAACAATGTTTCAGAATTATACATATGAAAATTTCTGAACGTTCTTGGAAACGAAGTGTTTCTTCTGGCATAAGATCTGGCATGAGACCATGAACAAAATCTACCTGTTGTATGAAAAACACTATAAAAACTACCATCTCTCAACTGATATTCAGAGAATTTAATTGGAATACCAATTCTTTCGTTCGTCAGTGTTCCACAAAAGTTACACTGTGATTCTTTGTTTGAATCAAAATTTCCATCTGTCGCAAGAATTTTAATGTTCCTTCCGATACATATTTCAATTGTATTTTCACGAATATTTTCTTTCTTTTGTTTGTCAAATTCAATCTTTCTACTTTCGATGTGAAATTTTAAATTATCAAATTTACCACTTCGGTAATCATTCGCTACTTTTGAAATATATGCTGATTCAAGTGTAACTTTACCTGAATGACTCCTTTCACCAAAAACTCTTGATTTCATTGAATGATTATTGTGTTATTTTTGAAATCGTTTGATCTATCTTTGAATCAAATAATAGATCAACATTTTTTGTTGTCAAGAAAAATGAATGACCCCAATTATGCGCAACCAAATTATTACTTTGACAATTCAAGGTCAGGTCAGTATAACCAAGATTTTACACCTTATTTGAATCAAAATGAAGTAACACCACCAAGAGCAGGTAGTAGTAATTTAATCAATTGGGTTATCATTGTTTTCCTAATCATATTCTTAGGATATTTGTTATACAATTGTTATCGAGTATATAGTAGTTTTAATGATTGTAAGGTAATCGAACAAAAGAATGAATCTGATGCGTGTCAAGATTTTATTTGTCCGGATGAACAAGTCGCTGCAGTTAAAGCAAAATGTGAGAATCGTGCTTATCGATTAGTATCAGGTACAGCATTAACTGAAGCTAACATTGTATGTTCGGGAGCAGATAAAGAAATTTAATTGATGTATTTATTTATTTGAAATAAGGTTTGTAAAGAAAATAAAACAAACAAAGAACATTAAAAATGGACAAAGAAGAATCAGAGATTTCAAAACTCAGATGCGAAAACAAATTCAAACAAATAATAGAAAAAATAAACAAAAATGAATCTTTACTTGATAGTGATAAAATCAAAGATGATTATAGTATTTCTCTGTTTTACGAGGGATTTATCGAAGAATCATATAGTTTGATGAACTCTTTACTCACATCAGGTTCGAATCTTAATTTCCAACGAATAAGGAAGAACTCATCTTTTTGCATAAGTAAATTAATTGATAAATATTCTTTATATCCGAGTGAAATCATATCAAAAATAAAACCAAAAAATAATAATAATTTGATTTTTACGATAACAACATGTAAAAGATTAGATTTATTTGAAAAATCAATGAATAGTTTTTTAAATTGTTGTTCAGATATTAATTTAATTGATGAATGGTTGTGTATCGATGATGGATCTTCAGAAAAAGATATTATGATTATGAAAGAAAAATATCCTTTTCTGAATATTTGTCAGAAACACCCAAACATGAAAGGACATTCAAAGTCGATTCAATTGATTCAATCATATATTATCGTCAAAGGATATAAATATCAGTTTCACACAGAGGATGATCTTCAGTTTCATTATGTAGATAATTATCTCAGTAAATGTATGAAAGTATTAAATGAAAATAATAAATATCTACAATGTTTGATTAACATTGGCTATGTAGAGAATGGTCAAACAGATTGGAAAATATACAGTGGACCTCTGGAAAAAACTAAAGATGGGTTAAATTATCATATTCACATATATTTTTGGAGAGATTCAGATGAGTACAAAGAGCATTTCAAAGAAATAATAAGAGATGGTATGTCAACCAATGCACATTGGCCTTCTTATTCTTTACGAACATCACTGGTTAATTGTGAGATTTATTCAAAAGTAGGATTTGTAAGAGATGTAAAAAACTTTGAAAAAGATTATGGTCATTTACTTATTAGTAGGGGATATGTATCAACTTATTTACCTTATGTTGTTGTGAAGCATATTGGTCCAAACGTTAAAGATTATAATGGAATTAATGCTTATAAATTGAATGGAACTAATAGGTGATTGTTTTTTGTGTGGATTTTATGAGATAATCAAATATATTTCATCTCCAAATATATTTGAGAATACAAGTTAAATCAGAAATTTTAACAACACAAACAAATCAAGTTGTATCGTTGTTAAAATTCAAATCTCAAATCAATCATTGTTAAAATTCAAATCTCAAATCAATCATTGTTGAAATTCAAATCTCAAATCAATCATTGTTGAAATTCAAATCTCAAATCAATCATTGTTGAAATT